CAGGCACAGCGCTTTGCTGACCAGGCTAATGCGAAAGACGCTGGCGATGACGAAGCGATGTTCTACGACGAAGACTACGTGACTGCACTGGAACACGGCCTGCCACCGACCGCAGGTCTGGGTATCGGTATCGACCGTATGGTCATGCTGTTCACCAACAGCCATACCATTCGTGATGTGATCCTGTTCCCGGCAATGCGCCCGCAGAAATAAGATCACATACCGAAGAGATTTCAAACCGCAGGAAGGTATAACCAACGCCCCTGTGGCTTGAAAGAGAAAGGGTATTCATATCAACCGGCACAGGTCACTGTGCCGGTTTTTTTGTCTGATGGGTGAACAGAGAGGAAAGCGATAGCTAACTGCCTAAAACATCAGCAGTTACACGTTATCTCCGCTTGCCCAGCGGGGATAACCGGTTATAATGGCAGCCGCACACCGATGCGGGTGTAGTTCAATGGTAGAACGGCAGCTTCCCAAGCTGCATACGAGGGTTCGATTCCCTTCACCCGCTCCAAACACACTTCTTCTAACGTCTACCAAAGCCCACTAAACCCAGTAATCACAAGCTTCCCGGTAAAACTCCGTTATCCCAACGTCTACACACATCTACCCAAATCTATACATCCATGTGTATAGTAATGAGTATAGGACGTTTGGTTTACCTCGGAGCTATACACAATGCCCCTCACAGACCTTGAGCTACGGCGCTCTAAGCCGCAAGACAAGCCCTATACACTCAGTGATGGCGGTGGGCTTTCTATACTCATTGAGCCGAACGGCTCCAAAGGCTGGCGTTTTCGCTATCGCTTCGACGGCAAACCAAAAATGCTTTCCCTCGGGACGTACCCCACCGTTTCATTAACCGATGCAAGGCAGAAGCGTGATGAGGCTAAAAAGCTGGTGGTGTCGGGCATCAATCCCAGCGAAGCCAGGAAGCAGCAGAAACGAGATCGGCAAGATGTTACTGGCAATACCTTTGAGGGGATTGCGCGGGAATGGTACGACAAGCGGCGCGATCGCTGGTCAGAGTCATACGCAGAAGAGATGATGAAAACGTTTGAGAGCGATGTTTTCCCATACATCGGCCATCGGCCAATTGCCGAGATAAAGCCAATGGAGCTTATGGGGACGCTTTCTAAACTGGATGAGCGCGGCGCAACAGAGAAATTGCGCAAGGTGCGCCAGCGGTGTGGGGAGGTATGGAAATATGCCATCGTCACCGGTAGGGCTGAATATAACCCAGCCCCGGATCTCGCCAGCGCGTTCTCACCACATAAAAAAGAGCACTATGCCTTCTTGTCAGTTGCCGAGTTACCCGAGTTTTTCCGCACCTTTAACACATATACCGGCAGCCTGATCGTCAAGCTGGCTATGCGCTTGCTTATTATCACAGGGACAAGGCCAGGAGAACTGCGTAAGGCTGAATGGTCGGAGTTTGATTTTGATAACCGACTCTGGGAAGTACCGCTCGAACGCATGAAGAAACGCCGTCCTCATTGTGTACCTTTATCCGACCAGGCCATCAGTATTCTGGAACAGCTTAAACCGCTGACCGGTCATTACAGCTACGTGTTTCCGGGCAGGATCCACCACAGCAAGCCAATAAGCGAAATGGCTATTAATGTGCTGGTTCGCCGTATTGGATACGCTGGACGTGTAACTGGTCACGGTTTCCGCCACACCATGAGTACCATCCTGCACGAGCAGGGCTATAACACTGCCTGGATTGAAACCCAACTGGCCCACGTCGATAAGAACAGTATCAGGGGAACTTACAACCATGCCCAGTATCTGGATGGCCGGCGGGAGATGCTTCAGTGGTATGCCGACTACATGGAAAGTCTGGAACATGGGGGAAATGTGGTGCATGGAGCATTTGGGCAACGCGCATGACTGGATGTATAGACAGTGCCATTAGGCCGCAGTAGACTCAGGTAGACGAACAAAGAATAGGCTATGTCTAGGCTGATCCCCGAAAACCCGTGCACCTCTACGGGCTTACATAGTCGCCAAGAACTTAGAGGGCGTGAGGTGGCGTATGGATAACCCTTTGGATGAATTGCAAGCCAGGAGGCAAGCATTCATTAGCGTACGAGAGTTAATTACCAAAATTACTGATTTACACCCAGAAATGTCAGTAAGTGATGTGGCTGAGTGGATTCTGCTTAAAATACAAACTGTAAGTGGGGCTGTGCCGGAACTTTTGATTAAGGAAGATGCTGGTGTTCCACGGCGAGTTAATACTTGGGGGGCTGACATACATGTTACCAGTGAATTATTATTGGGTTGGTTGATAAAGCAGGGTAATCTTGAATCCCCATATCAAGTACCAATTAAAAATATTAATAAATCCGAGCCACCAATGGATTTTGATGATGACATCCCGTTCTAACGAAAAGCAAGAATAAACTGTAAGATATTTGGAGTTACATTATGAATAATTTGGATTTTTTTGGGTTTAGTAGGGTTGATATAAGTAAGTTATTGGGAGTTAATTTATTTGACAGCCAGGCAGCCCATGAATATGCAATACGACAAGGAATTTCTGATTGGATGTTGCCATTTACATCAAGAACTAACTTGACCCTCAAGGAGGTTGCATATTTAATTTTATCTATAAAACCATACTCAAATTTAGATAGGGATTCTACGGATGTACTAAATAATTATGTCGATTCATTATGGGACTCCGTTGACAATAACGAATTAAAGTCTACTAATATCATTGTTGATGATAGCTATGGGCAAGAGAGTCGTGTCAATTGCACCCTGATAAAAAATGAAGTAGAGCAATGGATTCTGAAAAATAAATTTAATTGGCCCTTGCCGATTCATCAAGATGATAATTTCGAAATTGACTATAGACTAACTAATAAAGTTGAGAGCTCTAATACTAATCTTCAAGAAGATGTTTTTTTCTTGAACGGTCATCACTCGAGAGGATTAGATCTAATATCAATAGTACTTAAACAGTTCTGGTCAACATATGATCCGGGTGAGCGAGGCACATCGCCAAAATCCAGTGATATTGTTAATTTTTTGAAGGAAAATCATGGATGCTCAGACGCTTTTGCAAAATCAATTGATAGCGTATTGCGGCCAGATGAATTAAAAAGTGGTGGCAGGAAATAAATCAATTTAATCATTGAGTTAAACAGGTAGCCTCTTCGATGAGAAACCCCTTATCCCTTTTGGATTTTTGAGGTGTTTTTTTAGCGGAGGACTGTTTTTTCATATCAAATTCATCTCTAACATCTCACCTGTTTCAATCTTCAATGGCTTAGCGCTTTAGTAACGTCAGATCTGTTTTTTGAGATAATTATCTATAAATATAGCCCTGTAGACCGTGAGCCACTATAGGAGTTATACAATGCCAAAAATATTAATTCGTCTTCCAGAAGTGCAACGACGAACTGGTTTCAGTAAGGCTTGGCTTTATCGACTTATGAGTTTGAGGCGCTTTCCATCCGCAGTGAAGATTGGAGTTCGCTCCATTGCCTTCGTTGAAAGTGAAGTTGATGACTGGATAAATCAACGCATTGATGAGTCCCGCAAGTAGATCATTTGATAAAGAATATCGGGTGTTCATATGTTGCGTGTTGTTGCGAAAGTTTTAATGCACCATCTGGCTATCGCAACAGCAATCAAAAGCTTTAACGAGGAATAGCAAATGAAACTGAAAAATACGGCCAACACTGGCCGGGGCCAAACTCACCCCAAAGAAAGTTACAGTGATATTAACCGCAATGATTTTGCCGCAATCGTGCCAATTGTTCCTGGTCAGATTGGTGGGCGTAAAACTGGCGTTGCGAGTGCTCGATCATTCCATGAGGCGCTAGGCGTGGGGCGTGTATTTACGAGCTGGTTTAATGCTCGTGTAGCTCAATATGGTTTTGTTGAAGGCGTTGATTATGCGCGTGTTGAAAATTTGACCACACCCAAACGGGTGTCCTCAAAATCCAGGCAGAGAATTGAATATGACTATCAGATCAGTGCTGATATGGGTAAAGAGCTGGGAATGGTGGAGCGTACACCGCAAGGCCAAGCGATTCGGCAATACTTCATTCGATGCGAGGAAAAGTTACAACGTATAGCACCAAAAGATACCACTGAATTGCGCCTGCAATTGAAAGCACGTATTACGGCAGCCAGTTATTTCAAGCCAATGTGTGCAGCGCTGGAGTTGGTACGCACTGAACAGGGCAAAAATACACTGGCGCACCACTACACGACCGAGAGCAACATGATTTCTCGCTTGGTGCTGGGTGGGTTGACGGCCAAGCAGTGGGCGCAGGCAAGCGGTGTGGACGGTGATCCACGCGACAGTATGAACGCCGAGCAGTTGGAGCATTTTTCATACTTAGAGCAAACCAACATTACGCTAATCGAGCTGGGGCAGCATTACCACCATCGCAAAGCCACACTTACCCAACTATCGCAGCGTTGGTTGGCTAAGTACCTGGGGGCTGAACATGCATAATCATGCCCCATGCCAAAAAGGAGCTTCCACCTTGGCTGGCATCCGTTGCCGTTTCGCTGGTGGATCTGCCCCAATAAAAAAAGGCGAGGATTGCGCCCCCGCCCTTTGGTATCACCTGAATAAATCTCAACTTTCTGGCGTTTCCTACTTTGCTTTGCGGCGCTGTAATTCCTCGCGCGCCACGCTGACCAGTCGGTTAATCTCCTCACTGGTTGTAACGCCGATCGCTTCGACTTGTTCCAGCGCATCGAGCGACGAAAGTAGGTGGCTTTCTGTCGCGCCGTCTGTCTGGCGTCGGATTATTTCTCCTTGCAGGGCTGAGACAATAAACCCTGCCGTGGATTCTCCGTCACGTTTTAACGTTTCCAGATCAGATACCACCTCATGTGGAACTCTGACGGTAAAAAGTTGTGATTTTGCGTTTTTGTTTGCGGCCATTACCAAAACTCCGTTACTTAAGTGTGTTTCAGTATACATAAAAATGAAATACACAAAAGCCTTGACCTGTGTTTCACATGAAATTAAAGTGAAACACACATTATCCACAGGTAGAACACAGCAACACCACAGAAGCAACGAAGCCTGGAAGTGCGTCAACACTAACCAGGCCCCTAACCACAACGATAGAACCAGTATCGAGGTAGCTATGTCGAATATTACCACAGCGCCGAAGCGCTTCACCTTCCTGTTTTTGGCCGTAGTTCGTGCCAATCCACAGGCCCACCCGCACCGCGAGGAAATCACCGCCACCAGCGAGGACGAAGCCCGTTCTTTGCTAGCTGGCCGTTTTGTCCTGGTATTCGCTGGCCGTCTGCCGACGTTGGGGGGAATCCATGCATAATCAAATTCCGATGCTTAATGTGGATCTGCATATTTCCCCAGAGTTTTCTGGCCGCATTTTGTTACATGTGAAACAGGGACGGGTGACATCAGATAGGCGTCTGCTGGAAACTGAACACGTCTCAAGCCTAGATGGTTTTATTGAGTTAGTACGGCTCGCTGGCTGGCGCATCGAGCCTCATCGCGGAGAATAAAAACCATGAACAAAAAATTAACCGGTCACCTGCCGGCGGGCAAACACACCCCAAAAACCGGGGGCGCTGATATTACGCCTTGCCCCGGCCAGCGTTGGAAGGATAAACGTGGCAATGGGGTGGCGGTGACCGGGGCCAGTATCTACCGGGTGAAATTTATTCGTGATGGGTATGAATTTCCATGCGAAATGCCGACAGACCGTTTTTGCGGTGAATTTACCCACGTTGAAAAACAGACATGCACCGAATGGCGGGAGGCAATTAATCCGCTGGAGAAAACCAGAAAATTACGGGAACTGATTATTGCCCGCCGGGAGGAGCTGGAATGAAATCTGCACCAAACGTGAAGGCACTCCCGAAGGATAAAAATACAGAGGCTGTCATTATCGCCGGGGCGGATGCCTGGGTATTTGCCAAAGACTGGCAGGGTAATAACCAGGCGTGGGACACGGTGCCACCAATAACGCTGGGGCCTCAGCAACTGGCAGAGCTGGATCACCTGCGTATTATCGATAAGGGGCGTCGGTTCGCGCGAGTAAACCGTGCCGGCGCACTGGCACCGGTTCAAATTAACGCCATCGCCACCCGGTTAGCGATGGCCGGGATCACTGAGGCCCGCTTTTTTTCAGAGTCCCAGGAGCTGTTAGAAGACTGGACGCCACAGCTTGCCCGGCTACGGGATGAGGTCAAGCGCGGGGAAAATATCGAGACGTTGATCGGTCTGGGTAGCGGCGGGCAATCCGCGACGCCGGATGAGTTGGCCCCCTGCGTTGAAACAAGGGACGACGGGCTTTATTGGGTCACGCCGAAACTGGATAAGGTTTCCGGCGAGATTATCCGCCCGGGTCAGTGGCTGTGTGATCCGCTGACCATAGCTGGGATCGGCGTGGAGGACTTCGAGCGCTATCTGATATTGCGCTGGTCTCCTGCAGGTGGAGAGCAGGAACAAACTGAGGCAATCCCAATGAGGGATATTGGCGAGCGTGAAGGTTGGGCACGGCTGCGCGCTGGCGGGCTTTCTGTCACAGCAAAAAACGGCCTGCGTGCGATCCTGGCAGATTATCTCACCCGGCGTCGACATGGGCTGGTATGGACTATTGCCAGCGCCACCGGGTGGCAGAACGGCGCGTATATCATGCCTGATGGCTCAGTTATCGGTGATCCTATATCACCGGTTATTTTTAACGGTCGTTCCGGCGCCGCGCGCGGTTACACCACCAGTGGCACATCGGAGAGCTGGCGCGACCATGTAGCGGCGCTGGCGCGGGGTAATCCGTCGATGATGCTAGGCATCGCCTGCGCATTGGCTGCACCGCTGATTGGGTTGGTGGGTGCGGACGGTTTCGGCGTCCACCTGTTCGGCGGTTCCTCCGCAGGCAAGACCACCACCGGAAATATGGCGTCATCCATGTACGGTGAACCGGAGGCGCTGAAACTGACTTGGTACAGTACGGCGCTGGGACTGGTAAATGAGGCCGCTGCGCACAATGACGGGCTTATGCCATTGGACGAAATCGGCCAAGGCAGCAACCGGCGGGCGGTCGCTGAGTCGGCTTACGCGCTATTTAATGGCGTTGGCAAGTTGCAGGGGGCCAAAGATGGCGGTAACCGGGAGTTGAAGCGCTGGCGGGCTATGGCGTTCAGTACCGGGGAGATTGACCTTGAAAGCTACATCCGCGCCGACGGCGGTAAGGTCAACGCCGGGCAATTGGTACGCCTACTGAATATCCCGATCAGCAAAGCAGCAATCTTTCACAGCTTGCCGGATGGGAAAGCACACGCCGACGCTCTGCGCGATGCCTGCCGCGCTCACTACGGTGCTGCCGGCCGCACATGGATAGATTTTCTGGCGGGTCATAAGCAGGCCGCCATCGATGCATACAGACAGGCAGAGCGGCGCTGGTTAGCTCTGCTACCGGATGATGCTGGCGAGCAGGTGCACAGGGTAGCTTCTCGGTTTGCCGTGCTTGAGGCAGCGTTGGTGCTCTCTGATAACCTGACCGGATGGGATGCGGAGGAGAGCCGCGACGCCCTACAACACAGCTTTAACGCCTGGGTTAGTGAATTCGGTATGGGCAACCGAGAAGCTCGCGCCTGGGTGGAGCAGGCTGTTTCTTTCCTGCAGCGATTCGGATATAGCCGATATTTGCCACATCCGGACACGGATGCCCGTGATCTGCCAATACGGGAATTGGCCGGATACCGTGTAAGGAAAAGCAGCGATGAAACTATATCGTTTCACACCTTCCCTGCGGTATTCCATGATGAGATCGCTGCAGGGGTGAACGCGGCCGCTTTCGCTCAGGTGCTGGCTGATGCCGGGATGCTGGATAAGCCAGCCAAAGGGATAAGTAAGAAAACGCTGACCATTGACGGTAAACAAGGCCGTTTTGTGGTGCTGTGTTTACCGGAAGATGATGATGAAATGCTTCCGTGAGGCATAAATAGGGTAGGTTAAGTCGGTTAGGTCGGTTAATTGGGATAGTGTATTGATATTGTTTGTTGTTTTTTTCTTAATTTAACCGACCCTTAACCGACTTTGACCCCACTTAACCGACCTTGGCAAGTATCAGGTATGGACGAACATCCATTTAACCGACTTTGAAAAGTGTTAACCGACCCCATAAAACTGCAAAGTCGGTTAAATATGGCAAATATAGTTTTGTTAAATCAGTTAGTTATTTTATTTAACCGACTTATCCGACCTAACCGACCCACTTTTGCTTATATATAGCGAAAATTTAGGGCATTCCCTCCTGGGGAAAGCAGTTTATGGCAACACAGATAGCAGCATACGGCTGGCTGGTGGCCGATGTGCAGAGCAAGCCCACCAGCAGAGGGTAACCATCCAAGAGCAGCTGCAGCAGCAGGTTAAACAGTAGATGCGCCAGCAGGGGAGCCAGCGGCGACTAAACCCAGGTCACCACGACAAAAACAGCTCCATGCCTATCCAGAGCAACAGGGCAGGTAAAAAATCCCAGCATGGTGCTGGTGGTTGGAAATTCCCGCATATTTAGCGGGCGCCGGTTCATTACTCGCATGTGTTCAACCGCCGGGAGGACGGTATGCAGGACAACGCTGCCACACGACAATTACTGCTAACGGCGAAGCATATTGCGTGGGTGTCACTGACTCAAACACCGTGCTACTTGCGTGCGATTGCTGCCGGTGGCCAGCGGTATGATCTACATGGTCAGCTATGCGGCGAGGTGACGCCTGAACATCAGGAAACACGCGGGTGTTGCTGGCAGTCCTGAAATCCACCCGCAAAAAAAGCGTGCGGCGCAGCAGGCTCAGAGTGTGGACGAACGACGGCGGAGAAAGTCGAGGTGTCGGAGCAGTCGGGATTATGGCGCCGTGCCGCCCGCTGTTGGCTGTAAGTATCAACGATGCTAGACGGGAGCGTGTCGCCCAGCGCCGGGAACGACGCATTGCGGTGGCAGTGAAAATCAGAGCCTTCGCTAATTTTTTAGTCTTAATTTTTCACTAAAATCCTCGCACGCGAAAAAAAATAGGTATAAAATCCCATTAGGCGAAACGTGAGCAAGGTGGAAAGATGCGTCAAAACATACCAGGTACCTTAGTAAGTAATTTAGCCAAAGACTTAGTTATGGGGATCAATGAGTCACTATATGCAGGCGCAGAACGGGCTTTTGTTCGAGCGAAGCATGATGCTACTGGGCACCGGGCGTCCATCCTCGGAAACATGCGCCATTGGTGCATGAACGAAGAGTTTTATAAGTCCTTACTGGCAAACGGCTGTTCACCTAGCCCGTTGAAAGGGAACAACTTGGTCACTGGAAAAAGTGGCATTTTTAACATTGGTCGTATCAATGACAATAATGTGTCATGGAATAATTTAACACGGGCTAAAACCAGGCAAAGATTGGCTGAACATAACCGTTTCATCGAGTCTCTTGTTCAGCCCAGCCTCTTTGGCGATCCTGAGGATATCCTTACTGCCACAGTGTTTTTTCTTGCCCGTTTTTCGGGTAGTTTTTCCGAGCAACCGGAATCACCGCTTTCAGTAGAGTTAGTTGTTCCGAGTTCTGATATGAGATCTTGGCTGTTCCGTGAGGACATCGGACTCTTTTTGAGACGATACGACCAAGTGATTTCGCAGAGCGACAAGGCCTTGCCGAAGCTTAAAAGCAACAAAGTTAAAAAAGATGGAACAGAGGAATAAATTGAATGAGTAGAGGTATTGCAGAGTTCCAGCCAGAAAGGTTAGTGCAGGTGCTCGCAGCCAGGAGACTCTCTCAAACGCAACTAGCCACGATGGTTGGGGTTTCACCCGCGACTATAAGCAAATGGCGTTCAGCTCAACAAACACCAGAAGCAGAGGCTCTTGAAAGGTTGGCCACGGTTGTGAACGTTGCACCCGAATGGTTTACCCGTCCGCTACCTGCCAAGATGTCAAAGCCACTTTTCCGCAGTAATGCGAGTGCTCATACAGCGGCAAGGTTAATGCTGGAAGCCCGTATTGAATGGGCCAATGAACTGGTGGTTAGGTTAGAAGAATATGTCGATTTACCAGATCTATGCTTGCCGATTCGTTCTTTCTCAAACATTGATGAAATCAGCGATTCTGACATAGAAGATGCTGCACTTGAGTGCCGTGCTAAATGGGGGTTAGGGAGGAACGAAATTCCAGATCTGGCATTAGCCGCTGAAAGTAATGGCATAATTTTAATAAGGGAAGAGACTGGGATTGCTCAAATTGAAGGGCTATCAGCATGGAGTCAGGAGCTTGAGAGGCCATTTGTCCTACTCTCTTCGGATAAGGAAAATGCTTTTAGGAGTCGCTTTGATCTTGCTCACGAGATTGGGCATTTAATCCTGCATAAAAAAGTTGGAAATGAACTGGATTCTGAACGTTATAAACTTAAAGAGAGTCAGGCCCATCAGTTTGCGGGGGCTTTATTATTACCGGCTGAATTACTGGCAGACCAAATCAGATTACCTGTAACGTTAGATAGTTTATTATTAATAAAACAGCGTTATGGTGTATCAGTGGCCGCAATTATAATGCGCTTACATGCTATTAAATTGATATCCGATGAAGAAAAGTTGAACTTGTTTAAGCGTCGTTCTGCACGCTGGGGGGCGAAATCTGAACCAGGGGATGATTACAGGAAACCAGAGTTACCTCGGTTGCTTAAACGTACAATCGACTTGTTGATATCTTCAGGATTATTTACTCTAGATGGTATCACTGGCTTTTTCGGGTTGTCGGCAACTGATCTTGAAATGTTATTAGGATTGCCAAATAATTATCTCAAAAGTCAGGCATCAGTTGTGCATTTAGCAACTTTAAAAAGCCAAATTAAAAATGCGCGTATGCAATCTCACTCATCAACTAGCAGTGTAGTAGACTTTGTTAGTCGAAAAGCTAGAGAAGACTAGTGCGTTTAAGGATAAAGATTTATGAAGGACCATGGTTGTATTAATTTAGCTCTTGATATAAGGGCTGTTTTTGAGAGGCATCATGAGTTATTAGATGACCTCTCGTTTCCATTCTTTTCTCAATTTCCAACAAACTCCTGTCAAAGTGCATCGGTTTTTTTAGGTATTTGTTTACAGCAACTTTTCCCGGAAAAAACAGTAAGGATAATTCACGGGACAACAAGAGGGGATGATAACTATCATCACTTCTGGGTGGAAGTAGATAAGAAAGTCTATGATCTTACGTTAGATCAGTTTCAGTCTTGGTTAGGGGGCAGATTTGATGGCATATCTAAGCCAATTTATTCTGAAAAAAAACACCCATTAGCTAACTACTTTTTCTATAAGCAGCGAGATGATATCACAGATGCTTTTGTAACCTTTGTTACTCAGCATGCTAATCTAAATGAAGTCTTAAATGCTTTCAATTTTTGTTATATCGAATTAGGTAAATTAGGATGGTTTTCTGATTTTAGTGATCTCAAACGAGATAAATATTAATCTACAATAAATATATAACACGCGGTTTATATATAGTGAAAGGATGTGCGGCTTATGTTGATGAGCAAACCTGTAGACAACATAACCTCCTAAATAACAAAAAGAAAAAGGCATTGTGCTGCCGTGATAACGTAGCATGATCAGCATAAACGACAGGAGTTAAGTTATGGCTGGTTTATTCAGCACTGGCGACGCTGGTGCTATGTTTGAGCACCTGAAAAATAAGTGGGTGACGTTTTACGATCAGCCGTCAGAGGAGGGGCTGATTGATACTCTGTTTCCTATGTTCCACCTCAGAGAGTGGATTTATCTGGGAAGGCAGAGCGATTATAAGGGAAAGCCAGAAGGTGAACTGAGCCTAGAAGCGGCTCTTGATAAATCGCTGTGGGAGCTTCCTGAATACTTGGTAGTTAAATCTTTGTGCAACCATACCAAGCACTATTCTTGCGATCCGAAAAAGAACACTGAGCATGTTACCGTTGAGATCAAAGGGTCCCCTGTTGGTTTGATGAAATGTAGTGACCAGCTAAACAGTTCTTACTTTTTGGTTGATGGACGGGATATCCGGGATATCTTTATGGCAGTGTACCAAGTCTATTACGAATATTTTGGTTGAACTTCTAGTTTCTGGTACGCTCACCTAACGAGTGGACTTTTGAGTTAAAGTGAGCTGAATCGAGGATATTGTATGTATAGGAATTTAATTTCAACTTGCGAGAATGTTGCGTCTACTGCTCTAAACTCGATTTGTACTACTCCCTTCACGAAATCAAAAACGGTTAATACCTCGCAAGCTAGGGCTGTGATAATGGATACACTAGCTGTGATAGAAGAAACAATGTGACAGCCGGAGTGATGGTAACTAAAATCACTTTGTTAAAATCATGAGGTGAAAATGGACGCTGATTTAATTTCTTATGAGTCGATGCTGGCTGCGCGCGATTCAGCAAACTGGGCATATTGGAGCATGATTGCTGCCTTTTTCTCAGCAGGGGCAACTCTACTTGCCGCGATAATTGCTTTTTTGACCATTAATAGCTGGAGACATCAAGCGCGTGCGCAAGAGGTGAGAAACTTTATTTTAGCGGTCTATAATTTTCATAATGTGATGATCAGAGCCCCGGAATTGCAAGCGGGAAAAGAATTAGAAGGTTTAGATTATGAATTGTGTATGCAAACGTACAAAGCGTTGTCATCGGTTTATGAGGCGAACCTAATGATTCAATCTGCCAAAGTAAGGGGCAAGACCGCGACGCTTTTCAGTCAACTATCGGATGTGCAAATACAGTATAGAAAATATGAATTAACGCGAGATGAAGCGGTTAAGAAAATTTTAGAAATAAGAACTTCAAGCCCACTACTAAGAGCATCATATTAACCGCTTCCAGGCGGTTTTTTATTGCCCATCACAGAGCGCCCATACGGACGCTGCGTAATGCGCAAAGCAAAGTCACCACGATACTCCGGCTCGCTGTGGGGGTAGCGCTGGTGGCTTTTTTTATTCTGGGGGGAGCATGGCAAAACCGGACTGGGGGGCATTGCAAAATCAGTTCCTCACCGAGCACGCCAAGAGCAACGTTTCCCCTAAGGCATGGTGTGAGGCTAACGAATTAAACTACGCGACAGCCCGCCGCTACATAAAACTACCTGCGCAAAGTGACGCGCAAATTGCGCAGAGTGCGCAAAACAGTCAAACCCCAACAGCACCTAAGGCCGGAGAGCCCTAGCACTGGCAATAAAACAGAGGGAGAGCGCCAAGAAAGCCCAATCCTCTTGAAACCACAGCATGAGCAATTTGTGCAGGGTATGCCAGGACAAGATGCCAGTAGGTACGGCCGTAACGTCGGCCTCTGTCGACATTAATTACATTGCTATAATTGCAATGATCATTGATATCATCCCGATTTATGCAATAATAAAAACTGGGTAAATAAACAGTGAGGCAAGGTAATGGCGAAGGCAAATGTTAAGGCTGTACTGCTCCGCAATGACCAGATAGAGGCCATGCGCAAGCTGCAGGGCGAGGTCCGCGAGAAGTCGGGTATTGGCGTAGCGCCAAGTATTCATGCCATCGCTCGCGGGCTGGTGGATAAGGCCTTGAGTCTAGAGGCCTCGGGGTAAATAGCAACCCACCTCACAACTACACCCTGAAGGATAAGCGATGGATATTATTTCAATTGTATTTCGGCAGCAAAATCGGCGAATTGCGACTATCGTGCCGAGTGTTGTCATTTCGGAGAAGCACAATGACACGCTGGAAATCACCGAGCATCCCGTGGAGCGTCCCACCACATCGGGCGGAAAGGGTAACGCCGGGGCCAGCTCAGCCGGTGCGGGATATGTCGCGGATCACGCCTACCGTCGCCCTGCCGAGGTGACAATGGAACTGGGCTTCGCGGGTGGCGGCTCGTTGCTGGATGGGGTGGATACCACCCAGATGTTCGATCTCAGCAGCGGCTTGTCTCTGGGTACCAGCCCCCGGGACATCTACCAGCAGTTGCTTGATTTGCAGCGCGAGTGCGTCCCGTTCGACGTCACCACCGGCAAACGCCAGTACCAGAACATGCTGATCAAATCGCTGGACATCACGACCGACAAGACCAGTGAAAATGTGTTGATGTGCTCACTGACGCTGCGTGAGGTCATCATCACGCAAACACAAAACAAATCGGTAGCCGATAAGGCGAACATGAAGGACGGCGTGAGCACCTCTGCTACCCAGAATACGGGAACCAAATCCCCTAAACCCGTTAATGAAAGCGTTTTGCTACAAATGCAAAATGGGAAAGATTACCTTTTGGGCCAACTGAATCGAGGCGCCAAATGAATAAGCAGGAAATGCCGTTGATGCTGTCGGAGCGGATGTACAACAACGAACCGGTGCCGCCGACGAAGCTGGGTATCGGCAGCCATCTATACTACGTGCAGGGGTAGTCATGAGTCAGAACTGGATGCGCCACTTTGAGCTTGTGCTCTCCGACGATAGCGGGGAAGGCATTGTGCTAAGCGATTTAAAAGTGACGTTCGAAATTGAATGGAGCGATGTTAAGTTTCCCAGCGTTGCCACGGTGAAGGTCTACAACCTGTCGCCGCACACCCAAAACCGCATCATGAAGCGTGAGTTTTCAAAGATGCAAATTATCGCCGGCTATGACGGTATCGCCCCTGACGTGACCGCCGATCAGGTCGGTAAAGCCCGTTCGGTTGATGCGGAACAAACCGGTCAGCGTGACGGGCAAAACTTCGGGCTGATTTACAGCGGCGACATCAGGTTTACCGTTACCGGTAAAGACAACCCTACCGACTCTTGGGTGATGATCCAGGCATGTGATTCCCTTGAGGCCTATTTGAACGCCTTTATCAGCACCACACTGGCAAAAGGCTATACGGTCAGCGACGTTTATCAACTGTTGATACGTTCCCTTGAGCCTTACGGCATCGCCAAGGGTAGCGTGCCGGAATTCCCGCCCACCGTTTACCCACGCGGAAAAGTGTTCCACGGCTTCGTTCATGAGTATCTTGATAACGTCGCAGATCAGTGCGGCGCAACCTGGCAGTTTGCTTATGGCCGGCTCGATATGCGTACCAAAGACATGATTGCGCACGATGCTGTTGTGCTGAACGCCGATACCGGGCTGGTGGGTATGCCACAGCAAACCATTGGCGCCGGTGTGAACGTGCAGTGCTTTATCAACCCACGCATAAAGATTGGCGGGCTCATCCAGTTGGATCAGGCCTCGGTATACCGCAATGCGTTATCGTCGAATGATGTGGCGCGTTCAGGCGTTATCACTGAGGAAAATCGGAACGGCAATATGGTATTGACGGGAACAGCCCAACAGCCCGCCAGCGTCGCCACTGATGGCGTTTATATCGTGCGCTGGATACAGTACCGCGGCGACACTCGCGGGCAAAACTGGTACATGGAAATTGTCTGTGAGGCCCGAGGCGCCGCGGACTTATATTCTGCATCCGCACAACAGAAGGTTTACTCATGAAAATAAAGACAAAGGTTTTTTCTGTCCTTTTCTCCTCAGCGCTGATCGGCATTAGCAATTTCGCTATCGCCGATCTTCAGTGTGGTGGATTCAGGCTCCATGCTGCAAGTGATGGTTGGACGCGGGTGAATGGCGAAAAAGTCACATCGCAGAAAATAACATTTCTAAAACAAAAAGATGACTGGGACAACATGAAAACGGACATGACCCTTATGCCGGCACGTGATGGCTTCATGTACGGTTTTGAGTTCGTCAAGCGCAACGGCAAGGCGTTTTTGAATGTCGAGCTGATCCGTGCCAACGTGGATGCGCCGCGGCTTATTGGCTCATTCGACTGTCACAAAGTCGCTGGCTGAGGGGGAATAAATGGCAAACGTTAGACCCACGAGTGAAAGTGAAGTCGCTGACGCAGTCCAAAAGAACACCATTTCGAAAGTGCGCACGGCGGCGCCGGGCATCATTCAGGCATTCGACCCAGAAACCGTGACCTGCACTGTTCAGTTGTCTGTTCGTGGCTTCAATCTGGGCGACGAGAGCAAAATCTCAACCAATCTGCCGCTGCTGGTGGATGTCCCGGTCATTTTCCCGCGTGGCGGCGGCGTCACGCTCACCTTCCCAATAGCGGAGGGTGATGAATGCCTTGTTGTGTTTGCTGACCGCTGTATCGATTTCTGGTGGCAGAACGGCAGCGTACAAGAGCCGGTTGATGGGCGTATGCGAGATATGTCGGATGCTTTCGTCATTCCCGGCCCACAGTCTCAGGTGAAAAAAATCAGCGGCATCAGTACCAGCGCCGCACAGCTGCGCACCGATGATGGCGCCGCATTTATCGAACTCGACCCCAGCAGCAATGCGGTGACCGTTACCACGCCGGGCAAGCTGACCGCTACGGCAGAGGAAACCACGGTCAACGGCGCGGTCATTTTCAACGGGCCCGTCACATTTAATTCCAGCGTGACGCAATCAGAAGGCAAAGGTGATGCGTCGTTTGGCGGCAACGTCACAGCTAAAGGCGACATCACAGCCGGCAGTATCAGCCTGCAAAATCACACGCACGGCGGTGTAGAAACCGGCGGCGGCAACACAGGATCACCGCAATGACCGCTATTGAGAAAATTAATCCGGAAGGCCTGGCATCCACCAGCGACAATAACGCCCCCCGCACCTGGCAGGATGATATGGCTAACCAGCCAGAGACAACCGGCACGGGCACCCACGGCGAACGAATGATTAGCCCAGACTCGCTACGGTCGGACAACCTGCGCCAGCGTCTGGGCTAAATACGCGTGCTGGCGGAGTGCTACGAAATGAATAAGGCTGCCCGCCGGCATCATTGTGAGGTGTATTGATGTTGATGAGTAAAGCAGAGTACGCCAGGCACCGAGGCGTTAGCCGTCAGACCGTCTACGGCTGGATAGCCAAGGGCGAGCTGGTCATGTCCGGCAAGAAAATCGATGTAGCGGCCACAGCGCGCCGGCAAAGCCCGACCCCGATCGGTGGTAACCCTTGGCCGAATCGCACCATGCCGCTCACATGGCGGCAGGCGGCGGAATGGGTGTGGGCCCATGATGACAAAAATCCACCAGCGGCAAATCCTGCAGAAGCCCGTGAACGCCTGGAGGCCGCCGTCGATGAACTTGGGTTCGACATCGAGTTTTTAGACGGTGATTTCATTGGCGTGCGGATTTACGACAGCGGCGCCACTGATGAAGAAGAACACTATTTTGGATGCGATGGTTACGAGAACGGTGCTCAAGCGTTTCTCAGGGCTTACCTGGCTTACACCGCAATGGAAAGCCCAGACGAAGAGGCTGACTGGAGCCCTGAGGGATTAGCGGCACTCTGTAAGCCATTGCTGGCTCTGTAGCGACTCAACGCGGCGCCCATGCTTGACGCTTTGACAGAAATTCACCGGAAAAGTGTTAACGTTGCAAGAAAACGAAACGGAAACCTGACACTTTCAGCCGACGAAACCCAAGAAACCGGGGGTAATGCGATTTTTTAACGTAAAAGTGTCAACCTGCAGCGCTAAGAATTGTTGAGGAAAGGTCGGCAGCAATAGCGACGAATATAGACATTTATGTCCAGTTTACGGCTTGGGCATGGTAAGAAATGGTAACGTTGCGAGCGTTACAAGACTGGCAATAAATTTATAGCATGGCGATGGTGCGGCACTTTTCGCGGGCAGATAGGAACAAATAGTAACGTTGCGGGCGTTTCAGTTATCCAAATCCTAGGAAATCTTAGGGTAAAAGCCGTTATTCAGTTACCTGACATCCGGTGATAAAGCGTCGTCGCCGATGTGCATCTGAAATCCTAACGTTCCTGCCCCGCCAACTCGAATGTATGCAAATGTTAACGTTCAGCGCACAGACTCGCTGGTGGTGCGAATAGTAAGAAATAGTAAGGTTCAGCAAGCCAAATCTTTACAAATCTTGGTTTCCAACGCTTCCCGCGACCAGATGCGTCGGCAAATGATAACATTTGATAACGTTCAGGCCGCCAGAGTAAAACCACCCAGGAGGTAAAACCATGTTAGATCACCACTCCATAGAACAGGCTCTAATCAGCTCAGCCCACCAGCAAGGGGTAGAACTGAACGGCAAAGACCTGTTGGATCTGCGCACTGGTGTAGCGGCCACTCTGGCAGCAAAGGAGCGTTATCGGCAATGCATGAATGCATCAATCTACTACTAGAAGAAACCAGGCCCGCGCTGATAGTGAGCAAATATAGTTATCGTTTTTTACTCCCTGAAATTGGGCTTTCATTCATGATTCTATCGATGAGTGGCTTATGATTTGAGAGGGCAAAGGTGCGAGGATTGATGTAAATGGCATCCTCTCTGACACGATATTGCTTGCCGTGTTTCTCCGGTGGTGGATATATATTACCGTTTCTTGCCCACCGCTGTAGGGTCGGTAGTGTTGGGGGGGTATCGGAGTAAATTCTTTTGCTCCACTCTTCCAATGTTAAGAGTTTCATTTCATATATCCCTCTCTCAATAGCCGTTGCTGCAGAACATCAAGGGTGTTGCGGACTGTTGATATATTCTGAGTGATACCACAATCTTTTAGCAAAATAGCAGTTACCATATTCGAAACATCACGGAACAATATCGACACCAGATAGTTTACTGATCCCCCTTCAATACGAATACGCCGCTCGACCGGGAGCGCTGCAAGCATGGCGCTAGACAATTCCTGCATTTTTGTCCGTGCAGCTTTCGAGTCACCTCGCATGTGACGAAAAATAGCTTGGCGGTTATTGTAGATGGCTTTCCAGTCCGCGAGTCCGTTTTCGTCCTCAATTGGATACAGCCGTACCCGACCATTGCCGCCACCCATCTGGAACCATGCCCGGGTGATTTCAATGGCTACATGTCCTTGGCTGCGATCCGCTGCCCATGCGTTAATTTCGTTTTTCAACTTCTCAATTTCTTCCATTCTGCGTCTCCTGTCGCTGAAAACTGATTACGATTAATCAGTTTTTTATCTGCCCCATAATCTAAGTTTTGGGTCAGAACATAAGGAAACAGAGAGATGTAAAAACGTGAGCCGTGTATGACGCTAATCACCGATGAGGACATGATCGAGATCACCGGTGCACATTTTCCATCTAAACAATGCCAAATACTGAGGGAGCACGGTAGCACCAGTGGAGTGGTGATATTCACGACAGAGTTCTACAGCACTTGCTCTGGCTGGCGGATTATTGCCACGGGTAACACTCCACCAGCGCCGATCCCTATATGGGTAAAAATCACTCGAAATCGCGGCAAGCAAAAACAAATGTGTATAGGAATGTGTGTAGTTTCATTTTTATAAATCCAGTAAATACCGTGGTTACTGGCTTTTGTTGATGGCGTTCTACTCCCTTCACCGCTCCAATCCAATCTGTTCCAAACCAAACCAAACCAAACCAAACCAAACCAAACCAAACCAAACCAAACCAAACTGTTCCTTAAGTACTTTTCGCTAACACATCACAAGTCACGACGTATTTGAACGTGTATATGCCGACAACAGCATTGTGGGAAAGACCGTCCGTCTTGCGGTTTGGTATTTTTTCGCCTTCATACTGCTATGAAGGCGTTTTTGGTTACTTGGATAGGTGACGTTTGCCTGGCAGGGGTTGGGGCGTTTACTCCTGAAGACATTCCCGCTGATTGGGCACAGAGACCAGTACGATGGTGTTAGCGATGCTGGAAAACAGCAGCAGGATAATCAGCATATTCACTGCGCTCACACCGAGCATCCCCATTATCCAGATATAACCGGCAGAGAACGCGATCTGGCAAATGGCAAGCACG